GACCGAGATGCGTTACACGAAGCTCCCGGCGGCGTACTGGGGCTCGGCGGCGTGGATTCTCCCGCAGGACGCCTACGCGGCCCTCGCGGGCCTCAAGGCGAACAACGTCCCGCTGTTCGTCCCGAGCTCCGACTACCAGGTGCTCCAGAACGCGGCGCCGTTCACCCTGATGGGCCTGCCCGTCTACGTCACCGAGTACCTCCCGGCGCACGTCGCGACGGCGAGCACCGGCAAGAACGTGGTCGCGGTCCTCGGCAACATCAGCGAGGGCTTCTCGATCCGCGAGTGGGGCGGCGTCGGCATGATCCGCGACGAGATCACGGCGGCGAGCAGCGCCCGCGTGATCTTCCAGGGCATGACGTTCGCGAACTCGGCCTTCACCCGCGTGAAGAGCCTCGTGCAGCTCCAGGTCACGAACGCCTGATTCTTCTCCTCCCATCGGCAGGGGGGCCCGGCTCGACGGCCGGGCCCCCCGGCTCCCCGGAGTCCGGATGCCTATCGACATCGCCAAGTTCCGAGCGTGGGCACGGATTCCGCACGAAGCGGACGATCCCGCGATCCAAATCGCGTGGGAGGCCGCCGTCAGGGAGGTGGAGGAGCGGACGGGGTGGTGCGTGGATTCCGTCACGCGCTACCAGTACGTCGCGTCGGAGCCTGCCAACGAGGAGAAGTTGATCCGGCTCGAACGGCAGCCGGTGACGCTGTGCGAGCTCGACCTCGGCGGCGGCTTGTACCTCCCGCTGAATCTCCAACAGATCAACGGGCTCACCTACGCGAGCCTGGACACGCCTTCGGCGGAGTACCCGGCGACGCTTCGCCTGACGGCCGGGTCGAACACGCTGAACCCGCTGCTCGAAATGATGCTGCTGCAACGTGTGACGCAGCACGTACAGTCGCGAGGCGACGATACGTTCACGTTGTCGAGCGACTACTTCGACCGCATTTCCGCCATGATGGGCAAGGGCATCGGGTGAACCACGTCCCCCGAGGGATGATGCGGCAGATGGTGACGGTGCAGAATCCCACCGTCACGGTCGATTCCCTCGGCCAGAACTCCGAGGCGTGGCTGTCCGTGGCCGCCGTGCCGGCGCACATCGAGCAGATGGACACCTCGGAGTCGGTGGATGACGGGGGCCCGGCCATCCAAACGACCTACCGGATGCTCGCCGCCTGGCACCCGAACGTGAGCACCCGTTCCCGGCTGCTCTGGACCGACCGCGGGACCGTCCGGTACCTGAACGTCCGGTCGTGCACCGACCGCGATCAACGGCAGCGGACCCTCGAGATCGTCGCCGTGGAGGTCGTACTGTGATCCGCCTCGGCTTCCTGAAGTCGCAGCCGCAGCGCGATCTGCTCCGGATCAGGGTGCAGACCGAGGCCGTCCGCCAGGCGCTCGCGAAGCTGCCGCCGAGGCTGAACGAGAACGTCCGGAAGCGGGCTGCCCGCCGCGTCCTGTCGCCGTACGTCAAGGAGCTCGCCGGTCGGTGGCTGCGGGCCAGTTTCCGCGGCCCGAGCGCGAAGCACCGGCTGGCGATCTCGGCCGCGACCGAGCTCGACGTTCGCCGTGCCGGTTCCGGCCCGTCGGCCCCGATCCGGGCCCGGATCGGCGTCCGCTACGGCAAGCGCGCCAAGGCAGCGGCCCTCGCCCGTGGGCGGCAGCGCATCTTCCACCTGTTGGAGAACGGCTTCCGGCACAAGAACGCGAAGCGGAAGATCACCGGGCGTTTCATCTCGTTCGCGTGGGCACGAAGTTCCCTCGCACGGATCATGCAGCAGCTGTCCGACCAGACGCTCGTCGAGGCGCACAAGGAGCTCGCGAAGCTCGGAAGGTCCGGTGCCTGATGCCGATCACCCTCGAATCGGTGGCGAAGGCCGTCCAGGAGCACCTGAACAACGCGACCACCCGCCCGGTCTCGGTCGGGATGCGGCGTCCTTCGTCGGACACCCCGGCGGTCGTGTGGGAGCTGACCTCGGCGGATTGCGCGTGGATGCTCGCATCCACCGTCGGGCTGCAATGGACGGCCACGGTCGAGGTGCAGATTTTCGGCGATACGTCGCTGGCCGTCATTCAGGTGGCCGATGACCTGATCTCGTATTGGGACAGCCCGACGGCGCTTGGCGCGAGCTACGCGACCTTGAAGCCGGTCGGCGTGTCCTTCACGATGCGTACCGAATCGCAGGCAGACGGCTCCGAAGGCGACGAGCGCGTCGGCACCATCACCCTCACGATCCAAGGAGTCTGACATGGCCTTTATTGCGGGATACGGCGGCATCATCACGTTCAGCGGCGTCACCGCCATCGGCGGCATTTACCCCGTCCGGTCGTTCACCATGAACGTCGAGCGAGCATCGCTCGACTTCACGCAGCTTTCCGATTACCGGGAGAAGCGCCTGCCGGGTCGCATCCGACGGTCGGGCACCCTGACCGTCTATCGTCAGGACGGTTCGGCGGACGATGCGCTGCGGAGTCACCTGTTCCCGAACGACCTTGCAGGCGCCACAACGACCTTTGCGTCGCTGACGCTCAAGTACGTCGACCAGGGGAGCAAGTCCTTCGACGAGTGGGGCTCCGGCACCAACGCATTCAACATCCACATCACCGGGGCGACGGTGTCCGATGACGGAACCGGCCCGGCGGTCTGGGAGCTGACGTGGGAGGAGCAGTAAGTGCCGATTGACTTGTCCAAGGTCACGGCCCGGAGCCGGAAGGTCACGATCCCTGACCTCGGCGAGCTCGTCGTGCGCGAGCCGACGCTTGCCGACGCACAGCGCGCATCGCTCGACCCGTACTGGTGGACGGCCTGCGTCACGTGCGCCGACGGAACGCCGTTCCTGACCAACGCACAGGACGCCGGGCGCATCCGGGCGGATGTCGCCGCGGCCGTGCTTGCGGAGGTCAACGCCGTCCGCCCTACAGCCGGGTCGAGCGACGCCTCTGGCGAATCGCCGACCACGAAGGACGCCTGAATATGCCCGTCGGAATCGCATCGCAGGAAATGACCACGGACGAGCGGCAGGAATGGCTGCTTGGGGTCATCGCCTGTGCCCTGACCGGCCGCCGTCCGCAGCAGCTGTTCCCCTGGCTGAAGGGCGGCGGACATGGCTGACCGCAGCCTGAAATCCACGATTCAGGTGGACATGGACACCAGCGGCGTGGTCCGCGGCGTTGCCGCGACCAACCGCGAGCTGCAACGCATGAACCGCTCGGCGGCCACGACGGCCACGGCGACCTCGCTGTCGGCGTCCATCAGCGTCGCCCAGGCGGGCTTCTCGGTGCTGCAATCGGTGCTTGGGGTGATCACCGGGCGCATTGAGGAGCTGAACGCGGCGGCATTTAAGTACAGCCCGGAGGCCATCGACGCGAAGGCCGACCTCAACGCAGCAAAGATCGTGGCCGAGCAGCGGACGGGGAGCCTGTTCGGCGCCGGTGCCGCCGCACAGGTGCGTGAGCAGCAAATGCGCCTGGAGGAAAGGATGCGCCGCGAGGAAACGATGGCCCCGGACATCGCGGCTGGCAGCGCGTTCTTTTCGAGCCTCCTTGAAACCACCAAGGCGGTCGGCGGCGCCGTGCTCGACCAGTTCCTCGCCAACGTCGGCAACCCGGAATCAAACCGGACCATGACGCAGGCGGCCTTCGAGGCAGCCGGTATGCCGCAGTTCCTGAGCGGTGAAGGCTTCTCGCAGGGCGGCAGCGCCCGGGGAATGTTCTACGACGAGGCGGGGCTGATGGAGCGGCAAACGCGCGCCCTGGAGTCGATGGAGCGAAAGTTGGGAGGAACCTGATGCCGACGTTTTCCGTCATCGAAATCCCGGAGAGCCGTCAATGGCGGTTCACCGACCGATGGGGCGAGAACACGCTCGAGCTGCACTACCGGGTGGTCTGGACGCCTCCGTCGGTCGGCGGGGAAACGCCTCCGACGGAGGAGGACATCCTGCTCGAGCTCGGAACGGCGATCCCCGTGCGGCCGCAGACACGCATTCCATCGGCCGTGTCCGGCACCAATGGATACCTCAAGGAGTTCATCTGCCGCAGCGTGACGGTGACGCCGCTCCGGGAACGCCAGTACGCATGGGACGTGCGTGCACAGTTCTCCACCTACCACTACGGGTGGCGCGACGATGACACTTGGGGTGCCGAATACGTCAAGCAGACTCGGACCACGAGTTCGCGGAAGGCGGCGTTCTATCGGCTGAGCCCGACGATGCCATCGAACGGCGACGTAACGTGGCCGACCTCGGTGGTCGACATCGGCGGGACCAAGGTGGACACCAACGGCAACCCGCAGACGCGCTCGGTCGCCCAACAGCATATCCAAATTGAGTTCCTGCAAGACCGGACGCCGACGGGCTCAGGTGCCACGACGGCCGACGATCCGAGCTGGACGGCGCTCTACGGATACATCAACAAGCGCAATTCGGCCACGTTCCTCGGGTGGCCGATTGGCACGGTGCTCTGCACCGGCGCGACGGCGACGCTCGACAATGAGTGGTGGCGGGTGTCCGTCACGTTCATCTACGACGAGATGTTCCACCTGGTGCAAGTTCCCATTGTCAACGCGACGGGTGCGCCAGTTCTGAAGCCCGGCGCGACGCTCGCGGGTCAGATGATCCTCCAGACTGACAAGGTCGGCTTCTATCAGGAATACCCGACAAAGATCGACTTCAACAACGCCTTTCTCACCCCGACGAAGGAGCAGTTCACCAAGTCGGGTCCGCCGTACGTATGACCTTCCACCGTCCAGTCTTCGCGCAAGGCTTGTTCGGCTCGGCAAACCGGGTCGTGGCGAACCAATGGACAAACGGTTCGGAGATGGCGGTCGGCAACGCCCAAGGCATTCAATGGGCGACCTCGCAGCTCGTCCGTCCGCAGATCATCTCGCATGGTCTGGTCAAGCTCAAGGACGCGACGTTGATCGGCGTCAACGAGTGGTCGTACTCGGTCGAAACGTGGATTCCGCTCTCGCCGACGGGAGCCACAAGCATCACCCCGGCCGCCGACGAGCGGTTCCTGCTGAATCCCGTCTACAACCTCCGAGAGCAATACAACACCATCGCGCTCGCCGACGGAAACGACCTGACCAATCCCCCCGCGACGATTGGCCCCGTCGGGAGCATCTGGAACGGTACGGCATGGCCGACCACGAACTTGAGCGCCGAGGTGCTCATATTCATCGTCTATGACCGTTCCGGCGCCATCTATCCGTTCTTCGACCGTCCGAATCCGTTGCGGTGCGAACCGCAGGAAGAAGGAGTCTGATGCCGAACCTCGATCTCGCAACACCGCTTCCAGAACAGGTGATCGCCCGAGGCGAAAACCACGAAGTGTCCTTCCATGTCCACAACGCGGACACCGGGCAGAACTTCAATTGGAGCGGATACACCCCGCGGGCCGTGATCACGGTCGGCTCGGCTTCCATCAGCGCCGCATCGTTCAGCGTCATCAGCCAGGCGGGCGGCACGGCCCAAGTCATATTCACGGCTTCCCAGACGGGCGGGATCACGAAGGCATCGTGGGGAAGCCTGATCCTGTACGCGGACCCGACGGCAAACAGCGAGAACCTGCATATCGCGACCGTCCCGGTCCGATTCACGGCGGAGGCAATCCCATGATGGGCTCAATGATGCGGCGGGCGATGATCGGCGACAGCGCGACGCTGAACGTCGATTTCACCTCGATGACGAACGGCGGGCAGCTCGCGAACGCGGGCTTTACCTTCACCAACGCCACGACCACGGCGCGAACGTACATCAACTCAAACGGGGTGCTCGCGACGGCAACGACCAACGAGCCTCGCTTCGACCACGACCCGACCACGCTGGCACCGCGTGGGCTGCTCGTAGAGGGGACGTCGACGAACCTCGCGACATACTCCAATCTGCAAGCAGCGTGGCTCGGTGGAATCAATAGGACGGTTACCCCAAACACAACCGATGTTCTGTCGCCGGATGGAACTAACAACGCCGCAAAAGTTGCACTAACGAGCGCAAGTTACTGCTCGGTGTATGAGGCAATCGTCGGACTTGCAAACGCCACTACCTACACCTTCTCGTACTGGATTCGGGGAACGGCTGGAAACCAACAGCGCATCTATTCCCTGACGCAAGGCGCGGACTTGGTCACACAGACCACCCTGACGTACACCAATACGGGGTGGACGCGAATACAGGTCACGTTCACTTCCGGTGCGGCAAACAACACCGTATTCATCTATCCGGTGTCGCGTGCGTCTGGAACGGTCAACGACGTTCTGTATGTGTACGGCTGCCAACTGGAAGCCGGAAACGGTGCCAGCAGCCTGATCCCGACCGGGGCCAGCACGGTGCAGAGGTTGGCGGATGAGTGCAGCATGACCGGGACAAACTTCTCGTCGTGGTTCAACGCGACGGAGGGCACGTTCTTGGCTCATGCTCGGCGCATCCGCACGACCGATCTCGGACGGATTGTTTCCGCCAACGACAACACGACAACCGAGTCCATCGACCTCGGTGCGGACACTACCGGCGAGTTCATTGTCACCGACGGCGGGTCAGCACTTGCGACGATCTCGCCTGGCACAGTCACCGCTAACACCGCATTCAAGATCGCCGGCGCCTACAAGCTGAACGACGTACAGGCCGCCCTCGGAGGAACTCTCGGAACCGCCGATACCTCGGTGACGCTCCCGACCATCGATCGTCTGATGGTTGGTCGCCAGGCAGGCGGATCGCCCATCTACTTGAACGGCACCGTCGCAGTCCTGAAGTACTGGCCCACGCGACTCACCAACGCCCAATTGCAAAGCTTCACCACATGACAGACTTTATGCTCAGAACCACCACCCAAGCCCAGATGGACGATGCGCTGGAAGCAGCAGGCATCCTCGTCGAACAGGACATGGGCGAGGGCGAACTTGCCTTGATGCCCGTCCCCGGCGCCTACCTTGACCGCATCGGGCCGATCCCGGCGACACTTGACCCGGAAGGCGAGGTGATCAAGGACGGTGACAGCCGCTACCACGCGAACATCCGCATTCTGTTTGAACTGACGCCCGAGCAGCTCGCGGAATTGCCGCTCGTCGTTCCTGCTCCATCGGTTCCTTACAGGGTCTTCGGGTGATCCGCGTCCTCGCCATCCTTGCGCTGTCGAGCTGCTCGGCTTCCGCACGGATTGCCGACGAGACGAACGTGGTGCGGCAGCGGGCGTCGAGCGCCCAGAAGCACCTTGAGGTCGCCCAGGCAGACCTCGAGGCCATCCACGCCGCGGCGGCCGAGGTTCACGCGGCGCTCCCGGGCGTCGAGGACGAGCGGTCGCAGCTCCTCGACACGATCCAATACGCCGCCGTCGCCGCGGGAATCTGCGGCGTCGCGGCCATCGGCTACATCATCCATACGAGGCTCAAGAAATGACCACCGACCAGGCGTCGATCCTTCTGTTCCTCACGTTGGCCGTCGCTTTCGTTTCCGGTTGCGCCATCGGGAGCAACTGGCAGTTCACCCGCAAGCCCAAGAGAAAGTCCCGCCATGCACACGCTCGCTGACGCGCTCGGAAACCTGTTCTTCGCCGGCTGTTGCGCCCTCGGCGGGCTCATCGCCGGTTACGTCGTCTGCCGCAAGAGCAAGAAGTGAGCAACAAGCGCAAGTGCTGCTGCGGTCCACAGGACTGCCCGGAAGGCAATTGCCCGACCATCGACGCCGATTGCGCGTCGAAGGGCCTTCAGCCGTTCACTCTGTACGTGCAGGCAACCGTGTTTCCGAGCACGTGCAACTCTTTCTCGTACGACATCTTGGAATGCAATCCTCCGCAATGCACCGAGTGGATCACAATCCCTGAGGTGTACGAGGGCTGTTTGCCGTGCGACGAGGAGATCGACTGCGGCCCATGCCAAAGCCAGACGCCCTGGACGCCTTATGCGGGGTACCAATTCCCGGTCAGGTCTTGCAACGGCACCGACCCACGCAAATCCGCAGAACGATGCGAACTCCCGCACGTCGGATACTGGACGGTTATTCAAACGAGCCCGGAGGAGTGCGCTCCTCTCGGGTCCGTCACGTGTTACGACGCCGTGTACGTTCCTGCCGGGACGATTTCGGCGGGTTACGTCCCGATGGGCGGCGCAATCACGATGCTGCATGGGCAATTCAACAACTGCGTCAACGGAAACCCGATGACGTTGCCGCAGACCGGTGGCCCTGTGTGGGGGTGGCCGTGCGATTGCGGGACTAATCCGGCCTGCATCGGGTGTCCATGCTCATGCGGGTGCAGCGCGATCTGGCCGACGTACAACATGAATCCTCCCGGGTGGGATCCGACCGACGGGACGTTCGAGATGAATGTCATTTGGGTGGCTCCGTGCGGCGGATCACGCCCCGGCCAGAGCCCTGAACAACGTGCGACGTTCAATTGCGGCGGCGGATGCGACTGTGACGGTTCGTACATCGCGATTCGATTCTCGGCGTCGTTCGTCGCCAAAATCGGGTTCGATGAACCGATTCCCGCAGGGGATGCGTTGTTCCCGATGACAGGTGCGGCAGGGGACGGCGGCGCCGGAACCATCTGCGACAGCTACATCGCAACGGAACCCGGCCCGCAATGCGGCCAGTTTTTCTCTGCCACGCCGATATCCGAATACACCTGCAACATTGTTCGCATCTGGGAGGTCGTGTTTCGCCGGAAAATGGACATCACGCAACTGCCACCGGCAAACCTGTGCGCGATGCTGCCAGGCGAATACGAGCCGGTCGGCATCGTGATCTGCAACCACGGCCCGACCGGCCCGGCGGTCTGCTGCGACGTAACCGTCGATGATTGTTCAAATGCGGAGGCTTGTTGGCAGGATCTCGATGCCTGCGAAAGCTCCGCACAATGGAGAGACTACCTGTGGAAGAACGGCCTGCAGAACCTCAGAGTGATCATCCAATGACCATCCGTAAGTTGTTCATCAAGCAACCTGACGGAACCACGAAGGAAACGACGTGGGACGAGCTGTCGGCCGCGGCCCAAGCGAAGTTCCTCAACAAGAACCCCGGCCTCGGCGACGTGGTAGCCGGTGCGGCCAACGCGGTCGGGATCAAGAAGAAAGCCGGGTGCGGGTGCCAGAAGCGCCAAGACGCCATGAACCGGGCGACGCCGCCGTACATCCGCCGGGTGTTGGGATGGGCGCGAAATTTCCCACTTCCGTTCCAAAAGTGAAGCACAAGGTTCCTCTCGGTCGATAGTCTGCATCTAGCGGCAAAGCCGCAGAAAGGACCGAACGATGGGAGAGATCGTCCAAGTGTCGCAGTCGGGGCCCATTTCGCCCCTGGAGCGCGTCAAGCGGAACGAGGAGGCGGTGGCCGCTGTCGCCGCCGTCGTGAAGCGGAACTACATCAAGAAGATCGGGGATAAGGGCTACCTCATGGTCGCCGGTGCTCAGGCGGTCGGCTCTAGCCTCGGCTACACCACGGCCGTCGAGAGCATCCGGTACGTCCCGCCGACCGATCACTTGCCCGGCTATTGGGAGGCGATTGCCGTCGTGTTTGACCGTGGGGTGGCCGTCGGCCGGGGCATGGGCGGGGTGTTTGACGACGAGCGGCAATGGGCAAAGCGGGATCATTTCGCCCGCCAGATGATGGCACAGACCCGGGCGACCGGCCGGGCGCTCAAGGGCGTCATGGGGTGGGCGACGGCCCTGCTTGGGGCCGAGGGCAGCCTTGCCGAGGAAATGCCCGCAGAAGGCCCCACGATGGCTCAGGACGCGTCCGAGGTCATCACGAGGGTTCCGAGCCTCCCGAGCCCGCCGAAGGGCTCCAAAGGGCAGGAAGGCGGCCTACGACGGATTCGTGCGGTTCTTGCGGCAGTCCAAGCCAAAGAGTCCAAGGCCGGGAAGCCCTACTGGCGGGTCGGGCTCGAAGCCTCCGACGGCGTGACCGACTGGTTCACCTCGTTCGACGAGGTCAGCGTCACGCCAGGCGTCATGGTCGAGGTCACGCTGAAGCCGTACAAGGACGGCGAGCTCGTTTCCGACGTGGTTGCCATGCCGGTGGGAGAGGAGGTGCCGTTTTGAAGCAGTACAGAATCGTGGACGGCAAGTTTGCGCCTGCGACGCTTGCCAAGTTTGACCAATACCAGATGGAGTTTCGTGACATCTGGCACAGTCAGACGACCGCGCAGCAATCGGAAGTGCTGTCCTTCATCGACAAGGTCGTACGGAAACTCGAACATGACATCGACGACGCCGAGGTGGCTGCCGCGCATCAGCGAGGCGCAGTCGTGATTGGCGAATTGGCAAGCATGTTCACTAAGCGCAAGTCGTATTTGCTCTGGGTGGTCATGCACATGGCGGTTTACGGCATCAATGACGTTGGCCTGCGAGACCGCGATGATTGCGCTTCTGAAGTGGACGGGGGTGAACAATGACTCCCGCAATTGTGACGGTCGCCAGGTCTTTTGGGCTCGACCCTCGGAAACCGAAGGGGCACTTGGACTACAAGTGCAACTGCCCATTCCACGAACCTGTCGACGACTCAAAGTCGCTGATGTTCACTCGGGACTGTTTCGGGTGGTTTTTCAAGTGTTGGAAGTGCGGGGCAAATGGACGGGACGATGAGGCGCTGTGGACCCTGATGCGCCGGACCAAGGGAAAGGAGGCTAAGGATGGCGAAGCTCTACCCGAGTGATATCTGGCGGATGGGCGACGCGCTCGACCCGAACGAGAAGCTCGTCGCCCTGGCGTTGCTCGACTACGGGGACCGGATCTACCCGTCGCAGGCCCATGTCGCGATCAAGACGGGGCTCTCCCTCGCGACGGTCAAGCGGGTCATGCGGAGCCTCCGGGCGAAGCTCGTCGTGAGCGTCAAGCGGAACCGGAAGGGGCTTTCGTACGCCTTCGTGATGGCTCAGCCTGACACCCCGGATGGTGTCAGCCTGACACCACAAAAGTGTCAGCCTGACACCGGATCGGTGTCACACAGAGCCACTAACTATCCCAAGAACTATCCCACCAACCAGAGCGGCCCGCCTGAAGGCGGCCGCGGGGGGGTGGTGGCTCTCTCGGATGACATCCGATCCGCCATCGCCATGCGCGACCCGCGTGGCAACGTGGACGCGCAACACCGGGTCGTGTCCCGGATGCTCGGCGAGCACGGCGTGATCGGCAACGCCGCCCAGGAGGCGTGGATCGCCCTCGCCCGCAATTGGGCCCGCACCGGCAACGGCGCGTACGAGACGCTCGCGGAAATGCTCGCAAGCATGGTCGAGGTACGCGACCCTGCGGCGGTGCTCATGTACCGGATCAGGAGGCTGGCCGCATGACCGCCCATACCGCGTTGATCGCCGAGATCACCAAGTTCCTCGAGTCGAGCCAAAAGCACCTCCCGACGGTGGTGGCGCACTACCTCGGCGAGTTGCTTGCCATTGATCGGACGAGCACCGAGATCATTCAGCGCCAAGCACAGGAAATCAGCGACCTTCGGGCGCTTCTGTACGGCAACCCTGACGCGAGGCACGAACGCATCCAAAGCGGCGAGTTCGTCAGGCCGCCGCAAGTGTTCCGCCAAGGCGGATGGGAGGACGCATGAAACGAACGAATATCGTTACTCGGCTTCGCAATCAGATTAGTTTGAGTGCAAAAACTGCCCTGCTTGCCGAGACAAAGAAGTTGCTCGACGAAATCGAAGTACTTCGCGCCGAGCGCGACGAGGCACGGCGTGAAGTGTGCCAGTTGAAGTCTTGGAACTTCAGTCGCTCAATCGACGCACCGGACTACGCCTTGTTGCGAAAGTGGGACTGTTTCAAGGATCACATATGACCGACTCACGATCCAAGGGCAAGCGGGCGGAGCTCCAGGCGGCCGAGGCAGTCGGCACAGTGCTCGGCGTCAAGTTCCACCGGACGCAGCAGTACAACGGCCTCGGCAACGGCGACATTGAGCCGATGAACGTGCGTACGCCGCTGCATTTCGAGGTCAAGCACTATAAGGCCGGGCTGACGTGGTGGGTCAAACGGAGCGCCGAGACCGGGATGCTCGTCGCGGGAGAGTTGTGCTATTGCCGCCTCGACCATCTTCCCGGGATCATGCGGAGGAACTACCTCGCGTTTAAGAGCGTGACGTGCGGCTACGCGGAACGATGGGTGCAACAAGCCGTGCGCGACTCGAAGTACGGCCAAATTCCCGTGGTCGTCTGCAGGCAAGACCACTCGCCCTGGCTTGTCGTATGGCGAAGGACGGACACCGAGAAGCTCATCGACGCGCTCAACGGGATCAGGGATGCACCGGTACAGGTTTAACGGCGGGCTCGGGAAGCCGGTCAACGTGGCGCACCTGAAGCGGTCACGCGGTGGATCATGGACGCGCAAGGCCAAGCAGCACAAGGCGAACAACGTGCAATGCGTCCGGTGCGGAGCAATTGCGAACCTCGAAGCGGATCACATCGTGCCGCTGCACAGGGGCGGAACCAACGACGCATCCAACATTCAGTCGCTGTGCGTTGAGTGCCATCGGGAAAAGACTGCACGGGAGGCAATGGACAGACGATGAAATCGACCCCCCCTTCACCCCCGAGGGGGGTCAAATCCAAGGGGCACCGCGTGGTGGGGACCACCAAAACCGACACTCGGCGTAACCATCGGCGGAAGCCGTGTTTATGCGCCGACCAAGCGGACGCCTACGCGAAATCGGTCGTTTCCGGCGACCTCGTCGCGAACGCACGGGTGCGGGATGCGTGTCGGCGCTACCTCGCCGAGCGGGCGGACCCATCGGCTCACGCAGTCTGGTGGGATGACGGGAGAGCGGAGCAGGCGAGAGCGTTCGCCCTGAAATGCGGGCAAGGGGCCGAGGCGGGAGCAGGGCAGCCGCTCGTCTGGATGCCGTGGCAGTGCATGGTGGCAATGGTGCTCCTCGCCAGGCGGCGAGTCATCGACGGATGCCGGTCGGATACCCCGGCGACGAAGGCGCTGTTGCTGTCGGTCGCCCGCGGCAACGGCAAGACGGAGTTCGCGGCAAGCCTGCTGATGGCGGCGATGGCCGATCCCTCGACGCGCCTGGAGTTCTCGTCGGTGGCGCCCGACGGCAGGCTTGCCCAAAAGACGTTCGAGCGGATGCAGATGATGGCGGAGACCCTCGGCACGGCCGAGTGGAAGGCGACGGGCGGTTCGACGCCGGCGCATCCGGGCCGCGTGAAGCACGGGGGAAACAAATACATCTCCCTACCCTGCACGGACAAGGCGCTCGACGGCCTCACGACCCGGATGGTCATCGCCGACGAAGTGGCCCGCATGGAGAAGGCGTTCGGGAGGCTCCTGACGGGCCTCGCCAAGTTCCCGACATCGCAGCTCCTCGCGATTACGACGCCGGACCCGGAGCAGAAAACCCGGCCCATTTGGGGCTACTGGGACGCCCTTGAGCGGGCCATCGCCGAGGGCGTCCCGTACCCCGCCGGGTGGTGGCCGATGCTCTACGGGCTCGAGCAGGATGACCAGGCGTCGGACCCGGCGACGTGGCCGAAGGCGCACCCGGCGCTCGGCACGATCATCGACCCGACGCAGTTGGAGATTTCGGCCCGGACGATGCTCGAATCCGGCGACCCGGCGCAAATCGCCG